GGAAGCTACGCAGCAGGTGGAACTGGTACTGCCACAGGAGTTATTTACATAGAAATTAACGGACAAATTTATTCAATACCTGCATTATTAGGAACACCTTAAAATAAAATAAAATGGCAACAACTTACAAATGGGTGGTAAGCAGTTTAGATAGCTACCCCAAAGACGCAAAAGGTTTAACAGACGTAATATGCGTAATACATTATCGCTACCAATCAGAGCAAGTAGAAAACGATAAGACATACTTCGCTGAGGTTTATGGTACGTTAAGCGTTCCGTCTCCTGACCCTGCGGACTTCGTGCCTTATGACCAAGTTACCTATGAAATGGTATGTTCTTGGTTAGAAGCAGGACTTGACCAAGAGGCATTAGAGCAGAATTTAAATAGCCAAATTGCAGACCAAATCAATCCTAAGGTTATATCTTTACCTTTGCCGTTTAGCAATCCACAATTATCTTTACAAATAAAAAACAACTATGAAGAACAAACAACTGCTCCAATTAGTGAGCAACCTTAATGCCGTAATCGGTAGCCAAGAAACTAAGACACAAAAGAAACTTGTAAAAATTTACGAGAAGGTTAAACAACATCACGAGGACTATCAAGCCGAAGTTGAAATTTTGCGTTTAGACAATGCGCAGACAGACGATAAGGATTGCTTGTTACTTGATGACAAAGGAAATTACAAATTCTCTAAAGAAGGTATCAAGAAGCTTACCAAAGATATTGATGCGCTAAATGATAAAGAATTTGATTTTCAAATAATTAACGTAGTCAATCCCAATGGCTTAGAGAATTTCACATTCTTAGAAGATTGGACTACTGGCATAGAATTTAACAAACAAGAAGAAGAAGAACTATAATGGCAAATAACAACCAAGCAGACCAATCAACAATCGTTTCCTTAGTAAGTGCTACTTTAAGCATTACGAGTATTCAACCACTATTCACATTGTTGGCGAGTTTGGTTGCTATTGTTTCTGGTGGTATGGCTATACGCTACTATTGGAAAATGACTAAGAAACTAAAATGAGAATAATACTTTTAGCTTTATTACTTACATCTTGTGCTTCGGTTAAGAAGTTCGAAAAGAGATACGATAGCACGGGGACAACTAAGATTGACTCCGTGCGTCTTACTTTTTACGATAGTGTTACTAAGATTGTAGAGAAGGAGCAGATATTTACAAAAGAGGTTACTATCTATGACACTATTCGTATTTCAAAGGATAGTATTATAGTAGTTCCCAAAATCGTAACTAAGTGGATATACGAGACACGAGAAAAGGAAACCGACAATAGCTTAGTTAAAAAAGACACAATAGCGTTTAATCGCACAGAAACACGTCAAATTTCGATTGTAGATAAAAACAAGGTAACTACTGCCAATAACTTTTGGAAGGCTCTAATCGGTCTAATAATAGCGATTGTGTTAATTTTAGCTTATTGGAATAGATTATGGAAGTAAACAAAGCAGGTAGAGATTTAATAAAGCAGTTCGAAGGCTGCAAGTTAAAGGCATACAAATGCCCTGCGGGTTTATGGACAATATCCTGGGGTTTGACTTTTTACCCTGACGGAACGAAAGTAAAAGAGGGCGATGTTATTACGCAGCAACAGGCAGAAGATTACTTTAACGCGATTGTCGATGCGTTTGCCAAACAAGTCGATGTGCTTGTAAAATCAAATGTAACGGCAAACAATTTTTCTGCGATTGTTTCGTTTGCTTACAATGCAGGAGTAGGGAACTTAAAGAATAGCACTTTACTTAGAAAGGTAAACGCAAACCCTAAAGACCCTTCTATTAGGGCTGAATTTATGAAGTGGACAAGAGCAAACAATGTTGTGCTTAAAGGGTTAGTGAGGCGGAGAGAGGCTGAAGCTAAACTATATGAGCAACTTTAGAACTATATTAGTTAACTTATTATCAGACGAAAGCAATAGTATAAGCCATAAAAGAGTAGTGGCTATGCTTGGCAGCGTTTGTCTTTTTATTTCTTTGTTCTTAAATATAATCTTAAAAATTAACCCAAGCGATAAGCTAGTTGATGCGGTCTTATATCTTACGCTGTTTGCTATGGGTTACACCACAATAGATAAATTCAGCAAAAAATAAATAATGCTAAAATCAAAACGCAAACGCCTCTTTTTCGATGTGGAAGTCAGCCCAAATCTTGGTTTCTTTTGGACTTCGGGATTTAAATTGAATATCTCTACCGAAAGTATTATCAAAGAACGTGCAATCATTTGTATTTGTTACAAGTGGGAAGATGAGAAGGAAGTTTACTTTTTACAATGGGATAGCAAACAGAACGATAAAAAGATGCTACAAAGTTTTATCGAAGTAGCAAACACGGCTTCGGAATTAGTAGGGCATAATGGCGACAAGTTCGACTTAGCGTGGATAAGAACCAGGTGCTTGTTTCATAAGATTGAAATGTTCCCTTCTTACGTTACAATAGACACGCTAAAAGTAGCAAGGCAAAAGTTTAGATTTAATAGCAACAAGCTTAATTACATAGCTGACTATTTAGGCATTGGCACTAAGATAAAGACCGAATATAGTTTATGGAAGGACATCGTTCTGCATAAGGACAAAGTTGCTATGGCTAAAATGATTAAGTACTGCCAAAAAGATGTTGTGTTATTAGAACAGGTATTTAATGCACTTAAAAACCACATAGAACCTAAAACACATTATGGAGTTATATTCGGACAAGATAGAGGCTCTTGCCCTGAATGTGGGAGCGATGACTTGATTATTTCACTTCGTAGAACAACCGCAACGGGTGTAAAGAAAATACAATACAAGTGCAAAACTTGTTTTAAGATACATAGCAAAACCGACAAATAAATGGACAGTAAAATATTAGCAGCAGTAATAGAAGATATGCGTAGACGTGAACTTGTAGGGAAATCAAAGTACGGAACTACAATGGATAGAAGTGATTTAAGCACCGGTCAATGGATAACGCATTTAAAAGAAGAGCTGCAAGATGCAATACTTTATTTAACCAAACTTGAAACTATACACAATGCGCCTCAAGAAGATATTTAGCTTCGGCAATATTTTAGACAGAGATACCTACGAGCAACTAAGGGAATTAGATTACACGAACCCAAACTTTAAGGGTTGCGCTGACGAGTTCCAGTTTAATCGGGAGTGGTGGGTTATGCTTGACCAAGGCGAGATAGTAGCTTACTGCGGTTCTATTTACTCTAAAGGCATTTGCATATTTAATCGTGCGTGGGTTAAGAAATCACATAGAGGGCAGGGCATACAAAGACGAATGATTAAGACCAGGTTAAAGGCTGCATCTACCTTTTGCCATATAGCTATCACATACACAACACTTGACAATTTCCCTTCAGCTAATAACCTAATCTCGTGTGGGTTTAGGCTATACTTACCCGAATATTCTTACGGGGGTTCTGACAAACTTTACTTCCAAAAGCTATTATAGGTAGTATTTTTACTACTTTTTGTACGTTATTTTGTACGTTTCTAAGTACAAATGCAACATTGTTGCAAAAATAATTTTAAAATATTTTAATAGTTTTGCACTTTGTATTGTGTATTGTTGTATATTTGTGTAAACAAAACACAAAATGACACATTTAACCAACTACCAAATGTTCCAATATCAGCGATACGGGAACATATTAATTGACGGGGATAGGAGTACTACAAACCCTTACGACCCCGCTTTACTACCTAAAAACTACGATTACGAAGATGACGATTACACGTTTACTCGTTGGGTAGAACACAATGCAGAACTTGAACTTTTAAAAAACGAATTATATGAAGATTGAATTTGTAAAAGAAACTAACCATAGAGGCGATGTTTACTATTATACAACAGTAGATGGTCGCTACGAAAAAGACACTATATCGTTGGACTACTCACAAGCCTATGAAATATTTATAGGAATGAGAAAAAAACAAGAGCCGACTATCGAAGTATTAGAACATTATATTATTAAAGAAACAACACCAGAAACCAATGAGCCTAATTAAAATTCAACAGGAACTAAAAGCACCTAAAAACCAATTTAATGCTTTTGCTAAATACAAGTACCGAAGTGCAGAAGATATTATTGAAGCAGCTAAACCTATCTGCCATAAGTACGGCTACGCTTTAATGTTAAGCGATGAAGTAATAGAAGT